TTGGGGTTGGGAGGTGTTTGAGTTGCCATAAGAACTGCTATTTAGTTATTGGTTTTGGTTATGATATTTCGAACGTAAGTGACTGAAAGAACTTGCCATCGGAGTGGCCCTCTTCGGACTCGTCGAGCGTAGCACGTGTTTCTCGCCAGCCCATCGTCTTCCCGACCTCATCATTGCGACCTCCATCGAGCACAGCATCCACCAGCTTCACAAGCTCAATAGAGCTGTCGTACTTATCGGAGAAGCATAGCACGGTTACATAAGCCTCGCTGTGCGTGTCGCCTGACTTGTCGCGGTCACGACCATAGGCGCTGCGATATACGATTATGTAGTCGCCAGCGGTTTCTTCGGGAGCTATCACGGGGAAGATTTTATCCCCTACAAGCTCACGCAGCTCCTCACACGCAAGGAGTTTGCTACGCACCCACTGGGCGGTGTGCCATTTTCTGTTGTTGTCGAGATAGATACTCATACGTTGGTTAAGACTTTCGTGACACCTGCGAGTAGTATTCGCTGTGCGCGTGGCGTGCTTCTCTGCTTCGCGTGCGTCCAAAAGAGGGTGGGAAGCACCCTGCCTCTGAACTTCCCGCTCCGTGTGTATCTGTCAGCCGTACCCTTGTCAATGAGGTGGGCGTGGTTAGCAGCTTGAGACTCCTGCCCCATCGCCGTCGCTCCATTGACATAGAGAAAGCCTACCGACACAGACACCCGTCCGCCTCTTCCTCTGCGTGGCATACGCCTACGCAGACCTCGGATGAGGTTGCCTCTTGGTACGTGTCCATTCCTATTCGGCTGCTTGTACAGAGGTGGCAGGGTCGTGCGAACATCCTGCTGGTACACCTCCGCAGCACGGAAGAATGGTTCACGCAGACTCTCTGGGCTTGGGGCTTCCTTGAGCCTTCCGATAAAGGACTCGACCTCGGGAAATCCGTTGAGAGAAACTACATCTGGCATACTCTATTCATCCACAAAGCGAGCTGTGACCTGCACCGTTCTGTCAAGCATAGGCTGTAGCAGTACGATGCGATAGAGTGCACCATTGAAGCGAAGCCACCCAGAGGAAGATAGACGCTTATCAGCACGAACCACGAACACCACAGCCGAGGTATCGACAACCTCACGGGCCTGCAAGCCGTCTTTATCGTAGGTCGGGCGAAGCGTTCGGAGGTAGGCACGAGAGCGGAAACTCTCTACCAGCTCCTCCTTTACCGCACCCGACACACTCTGCGTCTTTACAGCCTCGAGGAACACCAGTCGGTGTGTGAATGCTCCTGCGTTCATCGCTCTAATCGGTATCTGCCTATGAGTGAGCCAAGCGAAAAAGCAAGCTCCGTCACGCGTCCCACACGATACCCCTCTCGGTCAGCGTAGAAGCGTGCGACTATCATTCGGAGAGCGTGCCGAAGCGCTGGAGGCAAGTCGCCTGATGCCTGCTCCACCTCGACCAGTGGTCTGCAGAGAAGCCCAGAGAGATAGTCCTCGGCAGTATCAATAAGCTCGATAATGAAGTCGTCATCCTCTTCGTGGTCTACGTTCAGATGCTTCTTTGCTTCCTCGAGAGAGATATATGTGGGCATAGCTTACTTACGCTTCAGGCAGGCGAACGCTTCTGCACGGAGCACCGTGAGAGAGTAGTCACCATTGAGAGTGAAGTCGATGCGGTCCGTGATGCCGTTATACTGAGCATAGAGGCGGTCGCCACTGCCGTGATGGGCAAGGACGGCATAAGACAGCACACCGAAGAGAATGGCGTCCTCGGGCATGAACGTAGTAGACACTACGGGATAGCCGTTCATGTGACCATTCTCAAGGATCATCTGCGGATTACCCTTTTCTACTGGCGTAGACTTGAGCAGGCAGTAGGTCTTGGGATGCACGAAGTAAGCGGCACTGCCGTCTACCTTGACATTCTTGCCGAGAACCTCTGCCTCGATAGTTACTACGTCCTTAATGGTGGGTGCTGTCGTGCTGTTCCACGCACCAGTGATAGGTGTGCCGTACGGAGTAGCGAGGATACTCCCGATACCATTGTTGGGAGCAACTGGCGCAGTCTTAGCGAACAGAGCCGTGTTGATAGCCGTACCGACAGCCTGCCCAAGTCGCTCGAGCGTGATAGCTCGGAGGTTGAGATTGGTTGCCGTGATGGCCTGCGAAGTTACGGGCACATACACACCGACACGCTCGGGCTTAGCGGAAATCTTGTCGAGGCTGAGATTCTGGTCGGTGAGAGCGACATTCTCCCCTGCGATGGTTGCCGTAACGCCTGCAAGCACTGGCCATACGGGCTGGCCTACGACACCCGACTGCATTTTGAGACCTACCTTGGTATGGATAAGCTCTGCCTCGAGTGGCTGTACGACATCTTGGATAACCGTAGGCTGTGCGTTCGCTACGTTCGTGGTCATCGTAGCGGCACGCTCCTCGATAGTTACAGCCTGATGCGAGTTCACTGCACGTGTGGCTGCATCAAGGAAGCGCTTAGCGGCTTCCACCTGCTCGCCAGCCGTGTCGGGCTCGAGTGCCTTGGAAGCGGCTGCGTTGATGCTTCGCTCCTGCAGGTCTTCGCTAACTCGGACAAGCTCGCGCTCTTCATCTTCGGTCAGCGCACCAGCGTGGCGCTTACCCTGCAGCTCCTTGAATCGCACGTGCAATTCGTGCAGCTGTTCTTGTTCCTTTGTCATAGTTAATTGGTTAAAGGGTTAAGGTTGGACTTGGTTATTTCAGCCCAGCGAAGAGCGCGCTCTGCCAATGGCGTGCGAGCAACTGGCTCGGGAGCTCCCTCGGGGGTCGTTTCTTCTTGTACTGGTGCGGTAGCTGGCTCTACGGTTGGCTCGGGTAGTCCTCGTTCCTCATTGAGAGCCCTCATAGAGCGCTCCGCTGATGCTGTTGTTGCAGGATATGCAGGCGTGCTCACCACAGACACATCCCCCAGGTAGGAGATATGATCGATATGGCGAAGCCACGTACCGTCGCTGAGTTCCTCCCATCGGGTATCACCCTTTACTACACCGAAGAGGAAGGATGAACCTCTCAGATCACCTCTGCGGAGAAGCTCCAGCGTGTCGTTACCTAACTGCGTATTTGGAGCTTCAAATCGATACTCCAGACCACGATCTGTGATGGTGAGTTGCAGACTTCCGACTCCCTTGGTACTTCGTGCGAGCAGGTTTGACCTGTTATGCTCGTAAAGAGCAAGAACATCTGAGGAACTCAGCAGCTCTTCCGTCACAGCACCCTTATGAATGATCTCACGGAAAGCTCGCTCATCCCACCAGTCGTATAAGACCTCACTCTCTTCCTCGTACACGATGGCAAGCCCATTGATAGCTCTACCTTCATCACTTTGAAGTGACGGTACAGCAAGTGGGCTTAGGCTACTTCTGATCTCGTGTATTTTATTTTCAGTCATATCCGTATAGGCTTTATATAACGTAGTTATAAGGCGTATTTTGACACCACTTTTCGCTATTCCCCTGTGCTTTTGGTGGGTTCTCCATCTGGGTGCAACTCCTCAATACTCGGACGAGAGGTAATCGGAGCTACATTGCACGTGATAAACAGCTGGTCGCCACCCTCAATAGGTTCTCTATTCTCGAAGATGCGCCCCTCATTGGGCGTCATCACGCCTGCCTCCACGCTGCTCTTCACGTACTCTGCACGTGTGCGCAGGTCGGTAGCGAATAGTCGGGAGAGGTCAAAACGGATGCGCTCGGATGACCGCCTTGATCTTGGCAGTAGCTTCACAGAGAACTCTTGTTCAATCTGCAGGATAAGGGGCTGGAGCGTTTGGTTGAGGAAGTTAATCTGCGAGTTCTCCGCCTCCTTGTAGTTTGTGCTTTGATCAGCGAACACCATATAGGGATGCACACCGAAGAAGCGACATATATCCAGAACGGAGTACTTGCGCACCTCGAGTAGCTCCGCATCGGAGTTGCTCATCGAGGACTCTATGAACTGCATAGACCCTGACAAGCGGATGATTCTACGCCCCTGCGCAATCTCGCTGTTCACTCGGTCTGCCACTCGGTCTGCCACTTCTGTGTCGAGAGCACCAAGCCCCTGCAGTTCATTCCCACCCACAAGGAAACCGCTCTTTTGGTTGCCAGAGAGCAGTCCGTTATTCGTCTGTTTGTCTGCATTCGCACTAAGCGAGAGCGACAGAGAGGCGTACCTGATGGTAGAAACTCCGGTATAGCCACCATCGAGGCTATTATTCTTGAGGTGGATGATCTCGTCCGCAGTGAACACACCATTGATATTCCACACGTAGTCCGAGACGCTGTACGTATTGCTATTCTTGTCGTAGGATACCGAGCCGTCTCCGAGAAGAATTATATCCAGCAGCTCACCGCGAGAGGAGAATCGAGGGTATATATAGGCGTTCCCCGAGAGGAGTAGGCGAGATACGATATTCTTGAGCAGCACAAAGAAGTTCTGCCTGCTATTCGCCTGCCCCGCAAATAGTGTGTTGAGCTGAGTGTCCCCTGCATACTTGAAGATGCTCCCCGAGCGCTTTAGGTGCTGTAGCTCGAGCGATGCAATAGTCCCAGAGAGAATATCCACAC